TAAGGAAGTTTAATTCCTGTGGGCTCACCATCTTGACCTTTATCTTCAAGACCTTCAATATCTAAATCAACATGACATTCTAATAATGTATATAGATCTACTTCTTGAGTTTTAGTAATTCCTTCTAATCTTCTTTTCTTATCTTTAAGATCAGAACTAGTACTAGCATCATCTGTTGGTTCTAATTCTATATCTTTATAGAATCCTGATACTTGTTGTTTACGTAAAGAATTTTCTGATACTTTTAAAACATGAATAATTGCTTCTGCATCATCTAATGAAGTTGCGTTGTAAGGTACAACTAAATCTTCTGATTGAATAAATTGAGATACCGGTCTTCCTAGTAATGAATCATAATAAACTTTTTTAAATGTAGATCCTGATAATGGTAAATAGAATAACATTTGGTCAAATTCAGGTTCATACTCTTTCATGATATCCATGATTTGATAATTCATGTATTCTTTAACTCTATCTGCTTGTTGCTGTCTATCTGGTGTAACAAGACCTACGATTTGAGTTCGCACCGGTCCTTCTGCTGGTAATAATTCTTTATAAGCTAAAGATTGAAATTGAGTTACTGCTTCTGCAAGTACTGGATGCGTTGCACCCGATGCTCCTCTAAATGGCTGAGTTCTACGTTCGTATTTAAATCCTAATAATTCTAATCCTTCAGTATATGTTTTTTCCCAATCCGCTCTAGATGATTTATAGTCTCCATAATTTTCAACTAGCTCTGCGCCAAGTGGATCTAAAACATCTTCAGGAATAACTTCTGCTAAATTTGCAAAGTGATCTCCGCCAGCATCTAGCTGCGCGCTGCGAGGGTCAAAGTTAATATCAACACTACCATCTGGGTTTTCTACTGTCTCAGTATCTCCCTGCGCTACAATAGGTTCTGCAGCAGCAACGTCCATCGCCACTTCATCTGGGCGTGTACTGTTACCTATGTTTGGAAGTGACTTGTCTATATCTGCCATTATTGTTTTTCTCCGAGTTTATTACTGTAACCTTTTTATCAGGGATATTCAAGCCTTGTGAGCAGGGTCCCTTTAAAGGTGGTATAGTTCTAGTTAGTCTTTTAGTCATTATTGTTCCCACCAATCAGGTGTATCAGGTGGTCCTGGTGATCTATTTATTACATCTTCCATAGGGTCATTCTCTATAAGTTTTCTATTTGCTGTTCTTTGTTCTACTTTTTTTGGATGTATTCTTTTCCCTGTTGCAATTTTTTCAACTCTTTCAATATCACTTATTGCGTCTTCATGCGAAAAATAATCATAATCAATTTCCATTTGTCCATTCCAATCTGTTTTTGGTCTTTGTTCTAATACATTGAAATCTCCGGGTTCATTTATTGCCTTACCTGTCGCTAAATCAATATCAGATTTAGGAGGAGTGTAATGTAGTTCAAATGGAGAATCAAAGGAACCACCTGAAATATCTGCTTCTATTTGAATTGAACCATTTGGGTGTTTATGCATAGTAATTATTTCTGGATCTTTTTTTCCAGGTACTTTTATTTCTAATTTTTTAGTTACAATCATATCTTCAAGATTTTTAACTGGAATAGAAATATCTTTTCCTTCCTTCTCGATTCTCGCCACTAGCGACGGGAACCATTCAGGCATACCTGCAGCTTTTGGTATAAGTTTTACAGCTTTAAGTGCTTTAGCTTCTGTTGCAAATTTTTCACCTTTCATTAATTTTTTAACTAAAGGAGTTGCAGCAACAGCTCCTAATAAACCTAATGCACCTCTTCTTGTAAATTTAGGACCGCCTCCATCTGCAAGTTTAACTCTTCCACCGTCGGCTGCTGACATGTAAGAATAATCTGTTAAATCTTCTAATGCTCCAGTGTTAGGTTCCGTTTCTTTTGCATAAGGATCAAAACCACGGTCAAGTATTCTTTTTATAGTTTCTTCTTCAAGTTTTTTATCGTATGCTTCTTTTTCTGGTTTATATATTTTTTCAGCTTCTTTTTCTGTCATTGTAGAAGGTGTTTCAATATATCCCATTCCACCCATTGAATCCATACCAACATCTGTATTTGGATTTAAAATTTGTTTTGCTTCTCTTGCTTTTGGAGATAAGGCTCTTTGTTCTTTAAAACTTTGTGATATACCTTCAGCATTTAACAAACCTTTTAATGCAACTTCATCTAAAGGTAATCCTTCTTTGTAACCTTCATAAGTATCATTTATCTGTAATGGAACAGCTACCCATCCTAAAACTTTTATTGCTCCCATACCAGTAGCTTTTGAAAAATTTTTAAGTTTATTAAATGCCGAAGTTTTTTGTAATTCAGTACCTTCATTTAAAAGATCTTTTTGTTTTAAAATATTATCTGCTAAACATTCTATATCAATACTTCCTCCAATATCTCTTCTACATTTAATCCCAGCTGATCTTGCTGCATTAACAAGTTCCGGACTTTCTTTTAACGAATTCACAATAGTTTTTTTATTAGACTGTAATCCTCTTTTTAACATTTCTATATCTTTAGAATATCCTTCCATACCTAAAGGAGTATTTGTTAATTCAGGAACTGTTTCTTTTGCAATATTTATAAATTTTCCAACAGGGTCTGAAACTTGTTTATAACCAATACCTTTTGTTTTAAAAGTACCTTCAGGAACATCTGGTTGTAATGTTATCTTTAATTCTTCTGCTTTTTTTAAAATATTTTCTATTTTAGAACTATTTGGGTTATTTTCTATAAATTTTTCTGCAGCGTTTTTAAATCCCCCTGTTCTATTATGAGGACCTAATATTAAATTTCTATTATAAGGAAAATCTTTCATTTTTCCTTTTTTATAAATATCTCTTTGATGTTCTACTTCAAATATACCTCTATTTTTTAAATCATTTAAAGAAGGTTTAATTTTTATAATATCTCCTTGTTTAGAAATGGTAGTGGATAATTTATCCATTAAATCTTTATTTTTTAAAATAATATCGGGGTTGTTTCTAACTTGATCATTAAGTTGTCTTGTAATTAAAGATTGTTGAAAATTTAAAAATTTTTCTTGATTAGTAAGTGACCCTTTGTCTTCAAGCCCTAGTAATCTTCTATTTCTTCTTCTCTCAGCTTTCTTGGCCATCTCTAATGAATATTTTTCAGGATCAGATTTTAAAACTTCTTTCATTTTCTGTTTTTTTCTAAAATTAATATTAGCTAAATATTTTTCATTAAAACCTGGAACTTGATTACGTAACTTATCTCTGGCTTTTTCAAATTCTGGTATTCTACCAACTTCTTTTCTATTTATGTTTACTGTTGGAGTATAAGTTCTATCCTCAATCATATTTTTAATAATATCTTCATAGTTAACTTCTCCTCCGTCAGCTAATTCTAATTGTCTAAATCTAGGATCTGGTATACCTGGAGCCGATGGCATATTAGGTATTGGATTTTTAGGAAGTATGTCTTGTGGTGATATTACTATCTCAGGATCGTTATCTGTTAATTTAGCGTCGGGGTTTAATGTAAAAGTTTTAAGAGTAGCGTTTGAATTAAGCAAGTAACTCATTGCTTGTTTATATTTACCAATTTCCATTCTAGAATCCTAACAAATAGTTTAAACCATTTTTATTTTTTTGTTTTTTTACTTTTCCACCTTTTTTCATGGTTTGTGTGGCAGCGCTAACTAAATCTTGTCTTTTTGTATTTCTAATATTTTTAATATCTTCATATGATAAGTTATTTAAATTTTCACCTAAGGTTTTTAATATAGGGTCATTTTTATTTTGTAATTGTGAATATGTTTGACTGACTGTTTGTCCATAAGGAACAGTAGGTGTTCCAAATATTGGAGCACCTCTATAATTAGCTTTAACATCTTCTACCGCTGCTGCTTGTGCTGAAGGATTTGTAAAATTTAAAAGATCAGGTTCTCTTAAAGCTCCAAATAAATTTGCACCTAAAGATCCAAGAAATTTTGCTCTACTTCCAGGTTGATAATTAGAATCTATTGAATTAGCATTTCCAGTTAAAAAATCAGCAATCCTATCTCTCACTTGACTAGTTGCTGTACCATGTCTTATGTCAGAAGCAAATCCTTCAGCGGTATCTGTATAACCTTTTTGAGGGTTCATATAATTTTGCATTTCTAATGCAGTAATAGCAGGTATACCTGCATTGGTTTGAAGATAGTTACTAAATTGTTGCCACATACTAGGATCTATTGGTTTATTAGGAATTGGTGCTACAGTTGGTAATTCTTGTTGTGGAAATATTTCTGCTTGTGGTTGTGTAAATGCAGCTTGCTCTTGTGCTGAAACTTGTTGACCAGAGAAAGGATCTATTGTTGGTATATTTGACGATTGATCTTTCCATTGATTATATGCATCAAAAAGATCTTTTGTTTGTGCAGGATTATGACTTCCTTCCCAACCTTGAGATTTATCATATGCAGTTTCAAATTTTATAAAAGCTTCTGGATCATTTGGGTCATAAGATAATGAAAAAGGATCTACTGTTGGAATTTCAGTTGTCGTAGGTGTAGACATTCCTGTTGAAAAAAAATCTTCGGGAAGTTCATTAAGATAAAAAGCATTTCCTTCGTAACCAAAAGGTAAAAATGGATCGACGTTACCATATAAATCAAATCTATTGTTAGGGTTAAAATTTGATGCATACATAGGTTTAGCAGTCCATCTATTAAGACCTATTCCATAATCTTTTCCTTGGTAACTAGATATTGGATTATATGTTTTATCTCCATAAGAAATAGGTTTAGTTTTATCAGCAGAAGAAAAATAATCATAAAAAGAAGGTTCTGTTCCACCGTCAGCGTATCCAACTCTGCCACCTTTTTTGTAATTAGGTTTATTATTAAAACCCATTAAATAATCTAATCCAATAGACCCACCGTCAGCTTTGTTTTCAGGTTCTGTAATTTTTTTTCTAAATGGAATAATTATCCCTTCTGGTTTTTCTTCTGGACCTTCTTTAATAATGTTTTCTAATTCATCATATGTCTGTGACCCTTTTATTCTAGATTCATCAGGTTCTATTTTAAATTTAGATCTTGCTAATTTTGCTGCATCTTGTTCAGAAATTAATTTATTAAATTCTGGAGATAAACTATCTAATTGTTCTAATGCACTTTCACCATATATTTTTCTAAAATGATCAATAGGTTCTCTGCTAGTTCCTAAATCATCAAGAGTAAGACCTTTAATTTTCCCAGCTTTGATATCTTCTGATAAAATTTGTCTAGCAGTAGCTCTGACTAAACCTTCATTATGTAATCTACTTAAAGATAGTTGATCTGAACCTGCTCCTTTAATTAAACTTTCTAGATCAAAATTATTTACAAAATCTTTCATTTCTTGTTCAGCTTTTTTAATTCCTAATTGAGCTTTACCTAATTCTGTTTTAGGAGAAGCAACCAATCCTTGTTCATTAATTAATTTTTCTAATCCTTCTCCAGTCACTCGCTGCTTGCTACCCGCTGCTATAATATCAGCTGAAGGAGGATCAACATGATCCGCTAATCTTTGTACGTTTTGTTTGTAAGTTAAAAATTCTTGATCATTCATCTTAGTAAGATCACCCATTCTATCTCCAACAGAATTTTTAATAGTATCTACTAACTCAGGACTTTTTTGAGCTGTACCTTCTACATCAAAATGTCTAGTTGTTGGATCTAATCCTTGTGGACCTTTTGGAAATCTAGTTACGTTTGTACGAGTGCCTATAGATTTACTTACAGCTCCTTTACCAAAAATTCTTTCTAACATTTTTATAATCTCAATATATTTATTCATATTAATACAATTCCTTTTCTTCTTGAATTAAAGGTTCATCCTTATAATCCTCTGGATGGTCAATAAAACCACCTTGTCTAAATCTCATAACCGCTTGGGTCATAGAGTCAACTAAATCGTCATGATCTCCATAAGGAAACGCAGCGCATTCCTCAATGACCTCTTGAGCGAAGTCTTTGTTTGTGGGCGCCCATATGCATCCTGATTCAAATAGGGGCGCAACGCTGTTTACTCGGGTATGCTTATCATTTCCTTTGCTTGGTGTAAAGTTAACAACTGGAATACCCATTTTACGTAATTCATAGGTTAAAGGTAGTCCTGAAGCTTTAGATTCAATAAGAACTGTATCTGGATTCCAATATCTAAACTGTTCATAAGCAACACGTCTTAGTTCTGGAAATTCTAATCTTTCTTTTATAGCGTCCAATAATATTAACTGTGGACCTGAATCTGCGTTATGATGAAATACTCCCCAAGTAGTAATAGCAGAATAATCGGCTGTTTCTTTTTTCATAAACGCCGTATCATAAGATTGTATAACGTGAACTAGTTCAGGAATATACTCATGTTCCCATTTTCTCCACCACTCTCGTTTTATAATAGCACCTTCTTCTGATGTAGGGTTCTGCATCCATTGTGCATTCCATTTTTGAATTGATAAAGATGCTTTAACAGATTCTAATTCTTCTAACTTCCAATACTCTGGCCATACAGGTTTATTAGAAGGTAGAATTGCCGGAAATTCTACAAGTTCCCACTTATCTGATTTCACGTTGCCAGAATCTCGCATCAACATACCTGTCAAATCTTTTACATTCCATCTTGTCATAACCACAACGATTGCTCCGCCAGGTTGTAAACGCTGACGAGGTCCTGACGTATACCATTCGTAGGCACGCTCTAACGCATCTATGTTCATAGCGTCTTGTTCAGAATGTGGATCATCTATAATTAATAAATCAGCACCTCGACCTGTAATTGCAGATCCTACACCGGCAGCAAAATACTCTCCACCTTGTGCAGTCTCCCAGCGGCCAGCGGCTTGGGAATCTTCTCTTAATCTTGTTTTAAAATATTTTTGGTATTCTTCTGAATCAATTAATGTTTTGGCTTTACGCCCGAAACGAACAGCGAGTTCTGTAGTGTGAGTTGTTTGAATAATTTTTAGTTTAGGTCTATGACCAATCATCCAAGCAGGTAATAGAAAAGATGCAAACTCTGATTTAGTATGCCTTGGGGGCATGTTAACAATAAGCCTTTTAATTTTACCAGAGGCTAGGTCATTAAATTTTTGTGCTATTTTTTTATGATGATATCCTTCTATAAATTCTGGCCATACTGCTTTTACAAAGGTTAAAAAATCACTGTGTACTTTATTTTCTTTTTTCTTTTCATTATGTTGTAGAAAAATTTTCATAAAATTTTTTCTAATATCAGGAGGTAATCTCTTTATCTTTTCTAGGTCGATATCCATAAAAATTTTTATAAAATTTTTTGCATGTGTAAAAACATGTTCATAATGAATTTACACGCTATGGCTGTCTAAATCAAGGACTAAAGGGTAAAGCTTAGGATCCCTATTTAATAAAGGGGTATCGATGTTACCAGAAAATTAATAGTTTGGAAACGACTTGGGACCTCTCTCTCTTGTATAAAGAGGGAAGACACGAGCACACCTAGCCGCCCGTCTCGAGCGGCTAGTAGCTAGACTATCAGTCTAGTATAGTCATGTATTGTTTAGGAAAGTATTGTCTAAACCAATCTAATCCTTGTTGCATTGTTTCATAGTCCTCGAATCGTTCAGCACCCATGATAAGATCATAGACAGCGACAGCGAACCAAGGCAACGTTGCCTTCTCTCCTGTGAATCTATTGGGTACATCAATCACTTGATCCTTATCTATTTCTAGATCAAGATCAAATGGGATTCTATATTGTTTGCCTTCGTAGTTAATAACGTGCAGTGGCTTAGTCATGTTTAATTATCCTTTCTAGTTGTTAATGTTATATCACCTGTTGCACTTCTATAATTATTACTATCTAAATCATAATAAGTAAATATATAGTTCTGTGTCTTAGTTAATCCTTCTTTACAATTATCAGTCCATACCCCAGCGCGAGTAATAAACTTACCATACTTCTTAGCAAAGTATGTCACGTTAAATTTAGTTCCTTGTTTTAGATTAAACATATTATACCTTTCTATTTAGTTATGAGGGATAATATAGGATATATTATCCCTCATGTCAAGTGCTATCTATTAAGCATTACTTATTTGAGGTGCTGTATTATTCCAATTAATACCAACACTAGCTTGTAATACTTTATCTAAGTTAGCAATCAATTCAGCAGGTGCGTGAGCTTCCATGATTGTATCAAGTGCCACTCTCTTAACTTGTTTAAGTTGAGAAAGTTTTTTGCCCTCTGGTCTCTTCTCTATTTCTTGTTGAGCAAGTTCACTAGCCCACTCTCTTATTTGTTCTTCACAAAGAGCAACAGTTATTCTGTCCTCTTTAATATCATTAGAAGCAAACTTGTAATCAAGTTTTCCTTTTAATGTTTCATTAGTTGCTTTCTTTTTAAAGAAAGTTTTAGCTGTTGCCTGTACCTCTTGCAATTTAGCTTCAGCTTCTTTTAACTTATCAATAATAGATTGTGCACCTATTTTCTTAGCAAGTTTTTTAGAAGCTGTATCAGTTGCTTGTGATACATACTGACGAACAAGTAGTTCTTGTTGCTCAATCATTGGATCGAGTTCTCTTTTCACTTTATCTCTAAAGTGATCTAGTTGATACTTAGTCATTGCTTGTGCCATATTATACCTTTCTGTTTTGTTTATAATTATATTAATAGATCACTTGACAAGTATTGTCAATAGGATTATATAGGATATATGAGGCATAAAAGGAAACAGAAATGTATTACTTTAGCCCTTTGGCTGGTACAATATTACGGGCTCTTAACAGCTGTACGGATGCAGTATCAGCCACAACTAAAAGTAGAAAGTTATGATTGAACTATATAATGCGATGCATATCACGGATGTGCTGTTGGTATGTATATTATTTACATTAATACTAATATGGAGGAAGAAATGAAAGTTAGAACTAATAACAACGGTATGAAACAATTAAAAAAATTAGGCTTTAAAAAGGTCCCTGGCACTGAGCCAGGGTTTCATATGTATGAGTTAACGCCGGCCACGCTGCAGGCTTTCGACTCTCACTTTAAGCCACAAGCTGCAAGCCGCAAGCGTCAAGCTCTTGACAAATCTAGATAATAGGATTATATAGGAGATATGAAAGTAACAGAATTAGATAATATAACAGGCACACTCAGCAAGCCTTCTAAGATGCCAGGCTGGAGCTACGGGATACCTGCGAAGGAATGCAAGGTCGGATCTAAGCTTGCGAAGATTCCTGGAACGGTGTGTCATGGATGTTATGCACTCAAAGGTTGTTACGTATTTCCAAATGTACAAGCGGCGCAATACAAGCGTCTGGCAGCAATTGATCACCCAGCCTGGGTCGAAGCAATGGCCATGCAGATCTTACGCCATAAGTCAAAATTTTTCCGCTGGCATGATTCCGGCGATATCCAGAGTCTGGACCATCTTAAGAAGATCTTCGCTGTATGCAACTTGACACCCGATGTTAATCACTGGCTTCCGACGCGCGAGGCTAGCATCGTGGCACTAGTGACGCCTGAAGAGGTTCCATCTAATCTAATTATACGAATTTCAGCAACTAAAGTCGACGGTAACCCGCCGACATTCTGGCCTTATACCTCCAGCGTTGTGACTGAAAACAAAACGTGCCCTGCTGCCGAACAAGACAATAAGTGTATGAGCTGCCGGGCGTGTTGGGATAAGTCGGTTCCTAATATCGCATATGGAAAACACTAATAGGACCCGCTTCTATGTTTCCCTCTCTCGCCTGTTTAACTGAGCCGCAAGCCGCAAGCATCAGAATCAACAAGCTACAAGCAAAAAGTCTCAAGCCTCAAGCCCCCAAAGTTTCAAGCGTCAAGCGACAAGCTTCAAGCCCCTCGCATAAAGGAACAAGCTTCAAGCCGCAAGCTACAAGCTGCAAGCAGCAAGCTCCTGCATAAAGTTTTGGCAGCGAGTGTCGAGCGTCGAGGACTAGGATGAAAGAATTCTTAGGATGTCGTACATGGAAGCTAATTTGGTGTGGAGAAAGACGGACTGAATTACTATTACTTACTTTTAACTCAACTGTAAAAAAGTGTTGGTGTTTATTATAACAAAGCAAATCAGGAGTACCAAAACCGCTTAAATTTTCTAGCCTTGTGAACGAAATGTTTGGCATAAATTTCTTAACTTGATGCCAAAATTTAGTCTCGGGTTTCAAAGTAATTAGACTATGTTAGAAGACCTAATAACTTTACTCATTAAATGCTTTTGTGTTTCAGTTTTTAATACAATTCTATGGGTTTCAAACCTATTACCAATAAGCATATTCTCCATTAAATTAATTTCTGTAATGTCATGAAGATCTCCGTTTGGCATCTGAACTTGTATTCTTGCATTTTGCGCTATTTCGCTTTTCATAAACTTGTCTAGTACTAATGCAAATGTCTTTCCGTTTATCATATTTTATGTGGGGTTCTGTATCTAGGAGCAATAAAGCTTCATTCCCTCGTAAGCCAACCCCAATTGACTTTTACTGATTATTACTTTAAATGTCAATATATGGGTGTTCCAAAGAAATTGACAGAAATGCAAATGAAATTTGCACACGAGCTAGTAACAAATGAAGGTAGACTAACAGCTACTGAATGCGCAGTTAATGCTGGCTATGAAAAAGATTCAGCAGTAGTAAGAGCTTCCGAATTACAAAACCCAAAATTATATCCATTAGTAGTCCAATATATTGGAGAGCTTAGAGATGAATACCAAAAGAAATATGATGTTACATTTAGCCGTCATATAACAGAACTTGCCAAACTAAGAGATGACTCTAGAAAGAAAGGTGCATGGTCAGCAGCAATCAATGCTGAAGTGGCTAGAGGTAAAGCAGCTGGATTGTATGTTGAACAAAAGATTATACGAACAGGCAAGTTAGAAGATTTAAGTGCCGAGGAACTAGAGACGAGAATGAAGGAAATAATGGAAGAATATAAACCTCTTCTTGAGGGTGTTGAAGTAGAAGAACTTACCGAAGATGTCAAAGAACGACAGACAAATATTAGATTAGGTAAACCTCAGACAACCCTAAAGAAAGAAGTTATAGAAGTTGATTACTCTGTGTCTTCGTCTTCGTCATCATCGTCTGAAAAATCGTCATCAGAATCTGAAGAATCACATTCACACTGATTATCTTCTAAGTCTAAAGTTTTATCTCTAAGTATATCTATATCTTCTTGGATTCTATCCATAATGTCTTGGATAGTTTCAGCTTTTTTCTTTTTTGCCATTGAGCTTCTCCATTGTTTTGATGTTAGATGCTGGAATTACAGTTCTATCTCCAAATGTAATTTCGCCAAGATTATCTATCTCATAGCTAGAAAAAATCCAGATATAATCTTTTGTTTTCTTATAAATAAAACCTATACTAATACAATGACTTACAGACATTCTGTCAAACTCAACATCAGAAGCCCAGCCGGAATCGCTGCATATATCATCCCAACAGATTTTGTATAATTCGTATTTAAAAGGCATTACACATATATAGTGATTTTTAAAAGTTTTTAAGAAGTATATTACCCTTTAGATTTCTAAAAAAGTGTAACTTTGTAACTTTATACGTATTATCCTTATATAGCAACGGTTCTGGAGTTACAAAATGGTTACAAAAGTTACATCTCTAAAATAGTATCCA